GTAGACAAAACAGAATTTTTCAATTCTCACGTAAGGGGGAGGTGATGTGAGTGGCAAAAAAAGCAACAAAAAAGGAGATAAAACAGGATTTATTAGACCAGCTTGACCGTAACGGAACCACAGGAAAGTATTATATAGATTTAGTTGACGATTATATGGACCTTTATGACACAAAAGAAAAATTAATTAAAGATATAAAAGAGCGCGGTGTAACCTGCAAATACCAAAATGGAGAAAATCAATGGGGTTATAAGAAAAATGATAGTGTGGATCAGTTACTAAAGGTAAATCAACAAATGCTGAAATTATTAGATGCGCTAGGAATAAAGCCATCTCAGGATGGTGATGTAGATGACGACGAGGAAATGTAGAATTAGAGATTATCACCCATATATTGATAAGTATATAGATGATTGTAGAAGTGGTAAAAATATAGTAGGTGAAGATATTTTACTAGCTTGTGATTATGTAGAATATAAGCTTAATGATCCAGATGTATTTATTGATGTTGAAAAAATAGATAAGGCTGTAGAACTGATAGAAAGATATTTTGAAATCAAGCTCCTTGACTGGGAGCTTTTTATTATTGCATTGATTCACTGTTATTACAAATCTAACGATACAGTAGTATTTGATACTATTTTTATATTAATGGGTAGAGGTAACGGTAAAAATGGCTTTATAAGTCCAATAGCTTGGTACCTAACTACACATTATCACGGTGTAAAAGCCTATAACGTAGATATTATAGCAAACAGCCAAGATCAAGCTAAAACATCTTTCTTTGATATTTATGAAGTACTTGAAAGGTTTTGGAGCAAGTTAAAAAAGTTCTTTTATAAGACTAAGGAGGTTATAACCAACCTAAAAACTAAGTCTTATATAAAATATAACACCTCAAACGCAAAAACGAAGGATGGTAAAAGAAGTGCTTGCCTTATATTTGATGAAATACACGGTTATGAGAGCTATGACAATATAAAAGTGTTTACTAGTGGCTTTGGAAAAAAAAAACATTCCAGAGCCTTTTATATTACCACAAATGGTAATGTTCGTGAAGGTGTCCTTGATGATATGCTAGCAATTGCTAAAGATGTATTAAGAGGAGAAATTAAAAATCTAGGTTGGTTGCCGCTTTTATATCGTATAGACAACGAGGAAGAAGCGTTAAATCCGGAAATGTGGCACAAAGCTAACCCTTCTCTTAAGTATTTTCCGGAGCTTAAAAAGGAAATGGAAAAAGAATTTATACAGATGAAGTACCAGCCAGCCCTTGAGGAAGAGTTCTATACTAAGAGATTAAACTGGCCCAAAGGTAACAGAGAACTACAAGTAACTGATTGGGATAACATAGCTGCAACTAATAAACCTATACCAGATATGCATGGAAAAACTGCTGTAGTTGGTATTGACTACACAAAGGTAACAGACTTTGCTAGTGTAGATATTCATTTCAGAGAGGGTAATATCCGTTATGACATATCACATTCATGGTTATGTTTAAAATCTGCTGACATACCAAGGTTAAAAGTTCCTTATCAGCAGTGGGCGGATGAAGGAAAGCTTACTTTAGTTGATGATGTGGAAATAAGTCCTGCACTTATTGCTGAATACATTGCAGAACAAGCAATTAAATACAATATTGTTAAACTAGCACTTGATAATTATAGATATGCTTTATTAGCTGATGCTTTGAGAAAGGTTGGTTTTGATGCAAAAGATTATAAAAATGTATATCTAGTAAGACCATCTGACATTATGAAAGTGGTCCCGGTAATAGATAGTTGCTTTGCTAATCAATATTTTGTTTGGGGAGATAATCCACTATTGAGGTGGGCAACTAATAATACAAAGCTGATACCATCCGGCAAAAAGCAAGGCACTGATACAGGCAATTACTACTATGGCAAAATTGAAGCAAAGAGCAGAAAGACAGACCCATTCATGGCTTTAGTGCATGCTATGTGTATAGAAGATGCTCTTGGAGATGGAACTAGTGCATTTGAAGATTTACCTGTAATAACATAGAAGGAGGTGAGAGAGTGGGGTTAATTAGTTGGTTAGCAAGTAAATTAGGAGGTTCAACTCCATTGAGTGGAGCAGATGTCACAGGAGCCTTAGAAGATTACTTTAATGAAGTTCATATCAGAGAAGTAGCCTTTTGGAGTACTGTTAATCTTATTGCTAATGCAGTTAGTAAATGTGAGTTTAAGACTTATGTAAGAGGAAAAGAACAAAAGGGAGCAGAGTATTATCTCTGGAATGTAGAACCTAATAAAAATCAAAATTCTAGCGGTTTTATTCACAAATGGATAAGCAAGCTATATGCAGAAAACGAGTGTTTGATTATAGAAACTAACGATGGTCAGTTGCTCGTAGCTGATAGCTATGTAAGAACACCATATGCAGTATATGATGATGTTTTCTCACAGGTAACTGTAAAAGACTTTACATTTGATAGAACATTTAAGCAATCAGAAGTTTTATACTTTGAGTTATCTCAAAAGGATATGCGAAAGGTTACTAATGCTTTATATGAAAGTTATCTTAAATTGATTTCTTACGCTATGAAAGCTTATCAAAAATCAAGAGGTACTAAAGGAGTTTTTAATTACGAAACTTTACCTGTAACAGGTACAGAAGAAAGAAAATTCTTTGACGCTTTAATTAACGAAAAATTTAAAAAGTTTATGGAATCTGGAGATGCAATTATTCCTTTAGGTAGAGGACAGAGTTTTACAGAGATAGGTTCTAAGACTTATGCAAGTGAAAGCACAAGGGATATACGAGCTATGATTGATGATATATCTGATTTTACAGCTAAAGCCTTTGGAGTTCCTCCAGCATTACTAAGGGGAGATGTACAAGGTGTATCTGATGCGGTTGATCAGCTACTTACATTCTGCATAGATCCACTATGTGATATGCTGCAGGAAGAAATTAATCGCAAGCGTATAGGACAGGCTGATTATGTTAATGGTACAAAAATCGTTATAGACACTAAGGCTATTAAACATATTGATTTATTAGGTGTGTCAACATCTATAGATAAATTAATTTCTAGTGGATGTTTCACTATAAATGACATAAGAAAGATAGTTGGAGAGGAGCCGATTGAAGAAGAATGGGCAAATCAATTCTTTATGACAAAGAATTATGCAACAGTAGAAGAACTTTTAAAAGACTTGGAAGGAGGTGAGAAGAGTTGAAAAAGTATTATTCATTAGCGACAGAAAATAATGAGGCTAATATAAATATATACGGTGATATAACATCATGGGAGTGGTTTGAAAGTGATGTTTCAAGCTATACTCTATCAAAAGAGCTTGAAGGATTAGACGTTGATACTATCAATGTTTATATTAACTCTTATGGCGGTGAAGTTGCTGAGGGGTTAGCAATCTACAATGCATTAAAACGACATAAAGCTAAAATTAAAACGTTCTGTGATGGGTTTGCAGCATCTATCGCAAGCGCTATTTTTATGGCCGGAGATGAAAGGATAATGTCAAATGCATCTCTGTTATTTATTCATAACGCATGGACAATTGCGGAAGGAAACGCAAATGATTTCAGAAAGCAAGCTGAGGATCTAGACAAAATTACGCAGGCATCTATCAATGTTTATATGGAACATGTAAATATTACTGAAGAAGAACTTAAGAGAATGTTAGATGCTGAAACTTGGATTACACCACAGGATGCTCTTGAAATGGGATTTGCTACTGCAATTGTTAATGACAATACTAGCAAAAATCCAAATCAAAGCATAAAGAAGAAGTTAATGCAGCAGTTAGTAAAAGCTCAGGAGAAAAAGGAACCAACTGAATCAGCGCCATCAGAGCCGCCGATTGAACCAACGCCACAAGAACCACAACAAAATAACCTAAAAACATTCTTGCAGGGTATTAAGACCTGCTAATTTTATTATTTGAAAGGGAGGATATTAATATGAGAAATTTAGATTTAATGCAAAAAGAAAGAACTGAAATACTACAGAGAATGAGCCAAGCTATTACTGAAAACAATAGTGAAGCGTATGTACAGGCATTTAATGACCTAGCTGCATCAATTCAGGAAGCTGTAAGAGCAGAATATGAACAGGCAATACAGAGCAACGATGCCAGTATACTTGCACAAAGAGGAGTAAGGCAATTAACTAGCGAAGAAACTCAATACTATCAAGCTGTTATCGAAGCAATGAAGTCAAATAATCCTAAACAAGCATTAAGTGAAGTTGACAAGGTTCTTCCAAAAACAACTATTGATGCTGTATTTGAAGATTTGACTGCAAATCATCCATTATTGGATGCAATCAACTTCCAAAATACAGGTGCATTAGTTGAAATTATTATCTCAACTTCTTCTGGTGTAGCTGGTTGGGGAGATTTAACAGCGACAATTAATGAAGAATTGGCTGGATCTTTTGCAATAATCGAATTAGGACAGAAGAAATTATCGGCATTTATACCAGTTGCTAAAGCAATGCTTGACCTTGGACCAGCTTGGTTAGATAGATATGTTAGAACATTACTAGCTGAAGCGCTAGCAACTGAATTAGAAGCTGCCATCGTTGATGGTGATGGTAATGGGAAACCAATAGGTATGACTAGAAAGTTATCAGGAGCAGTTGATGGCGTATATCCAAGAAAGACAGATACAGCTATTACAGACCTTTCACCAGCGACTTTCGGTACTATTCTAAACACTGTTTCACAAGGACCTAATGGAAAGAGAAGAGCAGTGCCAGAATTATTAATGGTTGTAAATCCTGCTGATTACTATACAAAAGTATTCCCAGCTACTACTCCTAGAACAACTGATGGCGGATACACTACAGGGGTATTCCCATATCCTACAAAAGTTATTGTTTCTGCTGCAGTTCCTTCCGGAAAAGCTGTATTTGGATTAGGAAATAGATACTTCTTTGGATTAGGAACTGCCAAGGGTGGAAAATTAGAATACTCTGATGAATACAGGTTCCTAGAAGACCAGCGAGTATATTTAATTAAACTCTATGGTAACGGTAGAGCATTAGATGAAAATGCTTTTGTATATGTTGACATTAGCAATTTAGTTCCAACAGTACAAAAGGTTGAAGTTACTAACATAGATGATTTACCAACTGCATAGGAGGTAGCTTATGAGGGTTAAAGTTCTACGAACATTTCGAGACAAAGAAACGAAAACCCTCCACAGAAAAGGTAAAGAAATTGAAATAACAAAAAAGCGGTATGAGGAAATTAACTCTACCGCTTTTGGTATTTTAGTGGAGGAAATAAAAGAAAAGAAAACTACTAAAAAGTAGGTGATGATATGGCATTACCAACAGGACTATTAGAAGATGTTAAAAATTACTTGGACATAACTTGGTATGATGTAGCTACAGAAAAGAAATTAACAGGAATTATAGAAAGAGGTATGAAGTATATAAATAGCGTTGCCGGTGAAGAGTTAGATTATTCTAAAGAGGAAAAACCTAAAGAATTGCTCTTAGATTATTGCCGATATGTGCGCTCAAATGCTTTAGAATCTTTCCAAACCAACTATCTCCATGAGTTGCTGTCTCTACAAATACAGCAGGAGGTGGCACGATATGAAGCCGAAAACACTGACACAGACGTTTAATGATGG